GACTAGGAGTTGGATTTTCATCCACATGTGGACACAAATGCGGCGCAAAGTTTTTTAGAGAAAATCTAAAAAATGATGATATACGCTATGATAAGTTTATCGATAAAGTCAAAACAAATCAAACTAAAATATGGAAAGAACGTTATGCGGACGGCAGTATTGTCGAACTAAAAGAAAAGATGAGAGAAAGCAATACTGCCTCTCATCTTTCTCCGCAAGAACGAAAAGAGCAATACAGTAGATACTACACCTGTGATGAAGAAACTATCGCTAGACTAAATAAAACAGGCGCAGAACAATGTATTAATAATATAACAACAGGAAAAGCTGGATACGTATCCATGTCAAAAGGTAAGTTCACTCCCAAAAATCCAAGTAAGTATATGGGAGATCCCACAAACATAATATACAGAAGTTCTTGGGAACTACACTTCTTTATGTATTGTGACAAGCATCCAGAGATATCAGGATGGGCATCAGAAGAAATGACAATACCTTATGTCTCTCCTATAGACGGTAGATATCACCGATACTTTCCAGACGTACTAATAAAGAAAAAAGACGGCAAAGTCATATTGGTTGAAATCAAACCATATACGCAAACACAGGAACCAAAAAGACCTAAAACACAAACAAAGCGATACATTGAAGAAGTAAAGACGTATGTTGTTAACCAAGCCAAATGGAAAGCAGCGAAAGAACACGCGGATGACAAAGGATGGGAGTTTGTTGTGATGACGGAAAGAGAACTTTACTCAAAATAGAGAAGATGAACTTGCCTTTCATTTTTTCTCTATAAATAGTTTGTGCATCGTATTTATAGGGAACGAAATGGCCGATACATCAAACTATCAATCATTTGCAAACATTACGGCAGTTCCACAAGGTCTTGTTCCAAGTGCAGGCAATGGCATCAGCCCAGGCGGTGTTCCTAGTACAACTCAGTATTCGATGGCGGCTGCTGGTGTTGTTATGAATAGTGTCAGCAATATATCTTCTCCTATTTCAGATGCGGCTTTATCTGGAAGTGCTACATTCAACCCATCTACAAACCCATTAGATACGGGCGACAATAGCAACTCTAATCCTGCACAAAAAACAGCAACTACACAACAAGCTACTTCTGGTGCTTATGCGATTTCTTATCCTGGAGATTTGCCAAAATATTATATGACACTTGGCGTCTATGATTATGTTCGACAAAAACCTTTAGAATCTACATTGGTAACTCCAAAGTACACTATTGCTTTGCCTCTTCCTGATGGTGAAGGACTAACAGACAATACAAGTACACAGTGGAATGATAGTTCTTTGGGTCATTGGGGTAATGCTCTAGAAAACTCAAACGCAATACAAAGTGTTTTAAGGAACTTTCTTGGCAACAAAAACGCTTCTGCGCCAGATAATGACTCAGCAAAAACCATGATATCCGATTTAGGAGGTGATGCTCTATTATACATCGCAGATAGTTTTGCTAAAAATGCTTCTGCTGAAATGGCTGGCACAATAGAATCTGCAACTGGTTTGGCACCAAACCCAGCACTTGCTATGACGTTCAAGCAAGTTGATTTCAGAAAGTTTCAGTTTTCTTGGCTACTGTCTGCTAGAAATAATGCAGAAACAGATATTATCAAAAATATTGTTGTTGCCCTAAAACAAGCACAGTTGCCAAACTTTACTAAAGGGTCAAGTCTGATCTTTCAGTATCCAAATATCGTTCAGCCTGCCTTTTTTCCTAAAAATGCACAGAACTATATGACAGACTTCAAGCCTTGTGTTATCACTGCGGTTAATGTTAGATATTCGCCTGCCTCCAAATCACCTTCATTTTATAGCACTACAGGAGCACCTGTGTTTGTGGAGTTGTCTATCGCATTAGAAGAAATGCAGATCAGATTGCCAGGCGATTACCAGCTGGTAAACCAGTCTAACACAAGTCCAGTAACAGCTAAAGCAAGTCAAGGTGCGCAGACAGGGCTTGAAATACTAGGCATATCAGCAAGAGGCATTACGCCACCAACATCGGGCAATAAAAACACAAAACCAACAGATCCTGGTGCATCTGACGCGCAACAGCCAGGAATGACTTCTGCACATCAAGCGGCAGAGGCTGCCCGCGCCAAAGGACAGAGTGGTTATGAACCTGTACATGGTGGTTAAATGACAAAAATGAAAACGATTAATAAAATAACAAGCAAACGCATTTTAAGAGCCAAACATGACACAATACTTTAAGAAGTTTCCCGTAATCAACTACAATGGTAGCCCAGCTATCAACTTGATGTCGCGTGTCAACATGTCCAAGCTAGCCTTAGACAACCTACAGTCATATTATGATTATACCATTCCAGACAACACAAGACCAGACAATCTATCTTATGATTACTATGGCGATCCAGATTATGTATGGCTAATCTCTTTAGCAAATCAGATCACAGATCCATATTATGACTTTCCTCTCACTGATACAAACTTAAATCAGTTTATCATTCAAAAATATGGTTCGGTCAGCTTCGCGCAAAGTTACATTCAATACTTCCAGACAAACTGGGCAACAGATAGTTCTATCATATCACCCACAGAGTTTAACTTGTTGTCGACAAGTTTTCAGAAATACTGGTCACCAAACTTAGATTATAACAACAACATCTACGAGTATGTGCGCAAACAAGAAGATTGGATTGTATCAACAAACATGATCCAACAGCTTCAGGTTTCTTATTCAAATGAAATAACCACAGAAGGTGGATTGGTCATTGACACAGAGAGTGGATATGACATGACAGGACCAGAAGGCGTTAACACTATTTCATTCAACGTGGGTGAGACTGTTCAGCAGAATGGTTACACAATAGGTACCGTTGTATATGCCAATACTTCAGAGATGACAATCCAACACATCTCTGGTCAAGTAGTGGGCAACACTTCTATCTATGGTGCAACAACTGGACCAATCACAGGGTTCTACTCAAACGCATCTGCAACTGTTTCTTCAGTTACAACAGTTGCAACAAATATTCCAACAAATGAATGGTATTATTGGACACCAGTAACCGCATATGATGTTGAGACTTCGAAGAACACATCAAACAAGAGCATCAATCTTCTAGACAATAGATATGCAATCCAAGCAACACAACAACTTAAAGACCTATTGCTGACATAATGACACAACAATATACAAAACCAGATTCGGTACAAATCAATAAAGTCATGCTCTCATCGGTGAGTGGGAGCAAGCAGTCTATTGATATTACACAGTATGTTGTTTCTATTGACATCTATGAAGATATGATGTTTCCATGTATGCGCGCTGATATTCTATTCATCGATTCGGTGGACATCATTACATCTTATCCGATCATTGGTGAAGAACTCATTGAAGTATCATTTCAAAACCCTGGAGTTGATACAATATTCGACCACACCTTTCAAGTTGTAAGACAAGGTGGTCATATGTTCAATCAGACAGGTACTTCAAGAACGTATGCTGTTCATTGTATTAGCCCAGAGTTTGTCACAAACACTTCACAATATATTAGTGAAAAGCAAACGGGCACGATTGATTCTATTATCGATAATATTCTGAAGAAACATCTGAATACCAAAAAGAAGTTCACCACAGAGCCTACTAAGGGTTCTCAGACAAATCTAATCAGCCGACTAAGGCCATTCCAAGCGATTGACTTTCACAGAAAGCGTGCAGTCTCACAGCAGTACGCTTCGTCTTCATATTGTTTTTTTGAAAATCAAGATGGGTTCAATCTACTGTCCATGGAATATTGCTTAGATCGTGGTCAAAACAACATTAGAGCATCGTTCATCTATGACAAGACACAGACCACAGATTCGTTAAAGAACAACTATCGCAGTCTTCTGGATATTCAGCAAGTGACATTGGTAGACAATACCAAGAAGCACACTCAAGGTTCATTGAATAACACAGTTCGCAGGTTTGATTTACTTACAGGTAAAGTGCAGACAACAAACTATGTAAATATTCAGCAACAAAACAAGTTCAAATTTGCTTCCAAAAAGCCTATTGCATTGAACACTTCTACATATGAACAGAAGTATGGTAACACGGCTGCGACCACATTACTTGTACCACATAGCAGTGAATATGCAGAAAACTATATTGATACATCAATAGGTCCAAAGCATTCATTTGTTACCAAAATGGGGCAGAATATATATCAGATGTATATCAATGGTGATGTGACAATCAGAGCAGGTGATGTTATTACGGTGAATGTGCCAAATACAACTGGCGATACTTCACCAACATCAGACAATAGATTATATGCAGGCAACTATCTTGTAAAGAGCCTTAGACATATTATTTTGAATACACCATTATCTGGCCAATCGTATACCATGTCAATGGAACTTGTGAAGGGGTTTTACGAAGATTATGCATAATGACCACAACTAGAATGGGCGAGAATGGAATGCGTTGGTGGCATGGCGTCGTTGAAGATATCAACGATCCAAAGCAACTTGGGCGCGTTCGTGTTCGTATTACCAATGAGCATGATGATCCCAAGATCAAAACAGCAGACTTGCTTTGGGCTACTCCTATTCAGTCTCCCACTTCAGCCGCGAATGCTGGTGTCGGTCAAGCACCTGTTGGTATGGTCAATGGTACACACGTATTTGGTTTTCATTTAGACGGCAATGAAAAGCAGCTTCCGATGATCTGGGGCACATATGCTAAACTACCAGACGGCACACAAGCGACAAATGACGTGCCTGGTCTTGCTCGTGGTATCAACACACTTAACATACATAAGTTTGGCACAGAACCAGGCTCAGCATATGCAGCAAAGTATCCGTACAATCAAGTGACAGTCACACGATCTGGTCATGTTATAGAATATGACGATACTCCTGGTCACGAAAGAATCCGCGTATTTCATAAATCAGGCACATACACTGAAATAAATAGTGCAGGACAAAGTGTTTCCAAGATTGTTGATGATGGATGGGAAATCATAGTCAAGAATAAACATGTTTTTGTTGGAGGCGACACTACAGTTATTGTAACTGGAAACTGCAACATGATTGCTAATAGTATTACAATGACATCTGCAACAGACATTTCAATGTATGCTCCAGGTGGATTGCATGTTCTAGGTTCTGGTATAACTACAAGCGGCGCCATTGTTTCTGATTTATACCCATCAGGAACATTCACAACACCGACAGGCGATAACGTATATTTTGATAGTGGTATTATTACAGGAATAGATTAATCATGGCATCAACTCCACCAGTAACTACATCAAATCTTACGGATTCGATAACAGCACTAAATGCTGCTGCTCCTTTGGCTATTAATATTCCTCCATTTAGTCAAAGCGAAATTGACTTGATTAATGCATCTGTGAAGACTTCTTTACAGATTGCCAAGATCAATAGTGACATTCAAGACATCGATGTTAATATTGAACATATCAACAAACTCACTGCACAGATTCAATATACAACGAATTGTGATAACTTACAGAAGATTGTAAAGCGTAATCTGGCAGGCATTGAATCAAAAGCTAAAAAAGCAATACAACATGAACTGGATCTTGTAAAGCAATATCTTCCCATTTCTAGTTTACCTTCACCTAATCCTGTATCTATTGTTAACTGGTTGGGAAAATTGATATTTGGTACAATATCACCACAACTTGAAGCACAGATCAAGTATACACTTGCTATTGGCAAACTTGGATTTGCAGTAGAGAAACTAGTAGTTGCCGTTGAGGCGGCAGCGCCTAGACTTGAAGCATGTGCTATTCAGACTTTACAGCAACTACAGAACGAGATTCTAAATCTAGAAAATCAAGCAATATCTGCCGCAACTAAACCAATCAATACAGTTATAAATAACATTGATACGGCGGTATCTCAGTTGCAAAATGCTGCTATTAGCACAGTTACAGGTGCTTTAGGCAATAATAATATTGTGACAAATACACTTGTCAGTCAAATCAATGCAGTATCAAAAGCAGTTGATATTACAACAGGTACTGCTGCATTAAGTGTTGTTAATGGCATACAATCAACAGTTTCATCTGCCGCTGCTCCTGCTCTACAAAGAGTAAGCCAGATGCAACAACAAGTCACAACATTATTAGGATCATCTGGCTCAAATGGATATCCTATATACGACACTTCAAACACTGCGAACTTCTTAACTAGCGCGATTGCTATTGGAAACACACACGCAGAGTTTTTGCAAAATTACGTATCAAACGTGACAATAACATCTTCTCCATTTACTGGCACCGTGACTTCTGGCAATAATCAGATTATACACTATGATGTAAACACGGCCGTATCAATCGGTCAAGTGTTGGTTGCAGCCGATGGATCTATTCCAGCAAATACAACAGCAGTGTCTATAAGTAATACGCCTGGTTCATTCTCTGCAACTATCAGTACATCACAGTCCTCTGTCTTAACGATGTCGCCTATAGATAGTAATGTTGTGATTGGTTTGGCATTGACATCAACTGATCCCGCATTTGCTAATGGTTGTACAGTTACGAACGTATATAACAATCTAGTTACTGTTTCTGCTCCTTATTTAGGAACAACACCAAACACGATTACTTTAAACTATATTGTAAATGCTATTATTATGTCTAATAATGCTACATCATCAAATACAAGTGCAAGTATTACATTCAATCAAATACCAATTCCCGTAGCAGGAACATAATATGGCACAGTCATCGTTTAACCAAGACAAGTTCACACCGACTACCAAGCAATCACTTCTCTTTAGTGACATGTTTGATAGCTTTCTGGTACATCCAGAGTTGCACGATCTTGTGTTAAGAAAAAACGAAGACTCTGTAAAACAATCTGTGATGAACATCATCTTGACTAACAAATATGAAAGACCGTTCAATCAACACTTTGGTTCGAACATTCAGAACTTTCTATTTGAGCCAATGACATCATTTACCCAGAATAACATTCAAACAGAAATCATGAATGCTATTAACAACTTCGAACCTAGAGCGCAACAAGTCAGTGTCGATGTTACACCAGATGAAGAGAACAATGCGTATAACATTAGCGTCTCATTTTACATGATAAATAGTTCAGCACCCGTTTATCTTTCGACCATATTATACAGAGTACGCTAATGGCAAATACCAATATCACGTTGACATCTCTGGACTTTGCGGACTACAAGAATAGTCTCAAAACTTTTCTACAGTCTCAGTCTCAGTTCCAAGATTATAACTTTGATGGTTCAAATCTCAGCGCAATCTTAGACCTATTGTCATACAACACATATATGAATGCGTTCTATATGAACATGGTCGCATCTGAAATGTTTCTGGACACAGCACAGCAACGCGACTCGGTCGTTCTTCGTGCAAAAGAACTCAACTACGTACCACGTTCTTTCAGATCATCATATGCTCTGGTTGATCTAGTTGTTGCAAATGTTAATCCATCTATTGTTTTGCTAACTATTCCATCAGGCACATCGTTTACTGGCAGAGCAGGCACAAACAACTACACATTCTCGACTAATCAAACAATCGTAGTGCAAGCCAATACAGATGGCAATTTCTATGCATCAAACGTTGCGATCTATGAAGGCACTTCGGTAACAGATACATTTACTGTACAGCCTGCATCCAATACAGATGTTCAACAGTTCACACTATCAAACCCAACTATTGATACCACATCACTATCTGTTGTGAGTATTGAGAATGGTGGTGCTAATGTTATTCCATATATACTTTCAACGACATTGCTTGATTTGACAACGAACTCAAATGTTTACTTTCTACAAGGTGCAGACAATAGTCAATATCAAATCATCTTTGGAGACAATGTTGTTGGGCGCAGACCAGCAGACCAAGCGATTGTTGCGGCCACATATCTCGTCACAAATGGTCAGTTACCAAATGGCATTGCATCATTTACTCCAAACGGCACACTAGGCAGTTCATCGAATATCACGGTGAACACAGTATCGCCAGCACAAGGCGGTGACATTGGCGAAGACATCAACTCGATTCGTTTCAATGCTCCACGCTACTTTGCAACACAAGATCGCGCAGTTACGACATCTGATTATGAAACTCTTCTCACTGTAACTTATCCAGAGATTCAAGCAATCTCAGTATATGGTGGAGAGACAACATCACCACCACAATACGGCAAAGTGTTCATCTCATTGAAGCTATATAACTTTGATAATATTCCACAAGATAAAGTCACAGAATATTCACAGTTCCTTGCAACTCGTGCGCCATTGACTATTGTTCCTGTGTTCGTTGAACCAGACTACACGTATGCTTCTGTTGCTACCACTGTCAAGTACAATATCAATCAGACAACACTACAGCCAGCAGATATCTCTACATTCGTTACATCTGCTATTCAGACTTACAATCTACAGTACCTTGACAACTTTGCATCAACTCTACTATATTCGCGTCTGGTAGAAGCAATCGATTCTGCACATCCAAGCATCATTTCAAATCAGACAGAATATTCTGTTATGAAGAAACTATTGCCAACATCTGCAACACAGAACTATACATTAACGTATAACATGCCATTCAACACTGAAGGTCAATCAGGAACTACTGTAACCACCACACAGTATATTGTTGATGGTGTTTATTATACCATTGAAGACACAGGCGCTTCATTTAATACCATTACACAAACATACACAGGCAATCTGATCGTATCTGGTCAGCCATCGAATGTTGTTGGTACTGTTGACTTCACTAACGGTGTCATTACACTAACCAACTTCTTTGTTGACTCATATGTAGGTGATGCTATTCGTTTCTATTGTCAGTTGCCAGAAAATGTCAAAGATGTTTCAACATCACAGAATGTTATCTTTGAGATTCCAAATGACGAAATCATTGTCAACGTCCAAATCGTAAGGCAGTAAGTTGAGCCAAGTCGAACAAACTATATCGAATCTGATTCCTAGTCAGTTCCCTTCATTCTATAATGAACAGGGACCTAATCTGATTGCATTCATTCAAGCATATTATGAATGGATGGAACAGTCATATGATGTGGTACAACTAACTGTCATTGATTCGACCACACAGTTTGCTAATAACGAAGTTGTATACCAATCAGACTCAACAAGTAATATCATATCATCTGGCACAGTTGTGAGTATATCAGGTTCCACTATCACTGTCAAGAACATTTCTGGTACTTTTTTATCTAATACACAAATATATGGTGCAGCGTCAGGTGCTGTTGGTTCTGTAGCTGTCGCTGGTGCGCCTGTGCTGCTTGGTAATCCTATCTATATGGCTAGACAGCTAATGTCTTATGCTGACGTGGACACCACTCTGGATGACTTCCTGGTGTATTTTACCGACACATATCTAAGTGGCATCCAGTACACATCACTGGCAGACAAAAGACTTACCGTAAAGAAAGTCCTTGATCTATACAGAGCAAAGGGTAACATTCGCGGGCTAAAGCTTTTGTTCAATCTGGTGTTTGGTGAAGATATCACTGTTTATCTACCAGGAGAAGATATTTTCACAACATCTTCTGGCACATGGATTGTTCCACAGTATCTAGAAGTCACTGCATCACCACGTAACGCAAGCTTTGTTGGCAAGACTGTAACTGGTGTTTCGTCTGGTGCAACTGCATTCGTTGATCATATTGTCAAACGCAAGATCGGCGCACAGCTAATCAATCTATTTTATATCACAAATGTTTCTGAAAAGAACTTTCAGACTGGTGAACTACTCAGTTATGATAACGATCTAACCAACGTTCCTTTTGTCCTTGGTTCACTCAGCGAACTTATCGTGCAAGAAGGCGGATATGGTTTCAATGTTGGTGATATTGTTCCACTTAATGGCCAGTTCGGGGCACAGGGCACAGGTCGTGTTACTGGTATTTCAGACGTAACTGGTATCGTTAGTTTCATAAGAAATAATGGTGGCTGGGGATATGCAAATAATGCAAATATTTTAATATCAAACACTGTCATTGGTCTGTCGAACGTTCACACAACACTACCTACAAGTCAGGCGCCATTTGAAAAGTTTTCTAACGTAACTTTTGTTAATCCATCAAATCTGTCTGCAAATCTATATGCAAACTCTTTTGCTTATGGTGCAAATGCTGCTGTTGCTGTTTATGGTGTTACTGGATCATTTACAACAGGCGAGAAAGTTACTACATCAGATGACATTACAGCGAATGTAATCACATATTCATCAAATACTCTTGTTGTTACTGGATTATCAAATAGCTATTTTGGTACTGGTGTTACAGTAACAGGTCAAACATCTGGCGCCACTGCTACAGTAAACAACTTCACCACAGAGATTGGTGTTATTGGATTGACTGGCGCGCTCACAAACGCATACACATATGTTGTAGCGAACTATCCACGATACTTGACAGTTACAAGCAACACTGCTGCATTTGTTCCTGGTGAACTAATCTATCAAAGTAATGGTAGCGCGAACGTTGCCACAGGTATTCTATTAGCAGCAAACTCCTCGCAGTTGACATTGAACGTATCAAACGGTGCGTTCGTCACTACGTATCAAGTAGAAGGCAATGTGTCTAGCGCAAATGCTGTTATTTCTGCTGTCTCTGCTGCACAGAACGTTTCGGCCAATATCATCAGCATTTCAACTGGCACTTATGCGAACATGGTGTTGGGAGTAATCAACTCATCTGAAACGATCTTTGATTACGCTGATATGATTGATGGATATAATAGTAACGGTCAGTTATATCTTTCATTATCATTAAATGCTATTAGTTATGGATTCCCTAAGTTTCCATCGGCAAACTTGACTGTTGGTTATTTAAATGATATTCTATCGTTCAGCGTTCTACAAGTTGGCGAGATTGAATCTATTTTACAGACAAATCCTGGTGAAAACTATAATCATTCACCATATGTCGAAATCTATCAGCCATATGTGGCGGCACTCAACAAACAAGATTATGTAATCACTATTGCAAACCCTAACGGTTCTTTTCTCTTAAATGAAGAAGTCACGCAGAATGTTGCAACAAATAATGCCATAACTGTAAATCTCACCACAAAGCCTTCATTTACTGCTGGTGAGTCTGTATATCAAGTAAACAGTACACCTGCTGGCACATATCTTGCAAATAGCGTTAGTTCTATTCTGTTGGCCAATACAGGTGCACCAAACTTTACTTCTACCTTTGCTGCGAATAACTATATTCTAATCGGCGGTAAAGACTTACGATTTGTCACTAGTGTTATCAACTCAACGGCATTACAACTAGCATCAGCACCAAGCACCGAGAATGTCGCATCTTCTGTGTCTATTCTATCTTCTATTGGTGTGGTATCGAATATTCCACAAGCGAATATTCTTTATGTCTCTAGCCCTATTAATACCGCCAACGTTTCGAATACAACAACATTTGTGGCTTCACAGAATGTTTTCGGATTAACGTCACTCGCAACATCAAATGTAAGTTCAGTCGGTCTTACATCATATGGCACAGCGATTGGTAAAGTTCTATCTGTAAATAATAATGTGATGAGTGTTCGTCGTTGGTCTGTCAATCAAGATTTTAGTGTAACTGGAAACAATATTGTTGGTGTACAGAGTGGTACTTCCGCAAATGTTGTTTATGTCGCCGCAAACACAATATCAAGCTATGCAGGCGATAATGCAAATGTAACGGCAAACGTTGTTACAGAAACAGGTACTGTCACATCACTTGCCGTTCAAACATCTGGTATTGGTTATGTCAACGCTGAAACTGTTACATTCTCTTCAAATGATGGAACAAGAACTGGTACAGCTATTGTCAATCTAGGCAAACAAGGTGTTGGCGTTGGGTTCTACACATCGACAAAGGGCTTTTTGTCTGCTGATAAGTATCTACAAGACGGTGAATATTATCAGACATTTTCTTATGAGATTAAATCATCACTCGACTCAAGTCATTATGAACAAATGGTAGAAGATGTTGTTCACATGGCAGGAACTAAGTTGTTTGGTGCTGTTGTGAAATCAAGTACAATATCCAAGCAAGTGGAAATATCTAACGCTAACACTGGTCCGACTACACATTAGGATTAATAATGGGAACTACTACTCAACTACTCACAAACAAATATAGACTTCAGAATGCTCAGGCGTTTGTTAACTCTGTGTCTTCTGGATATTATGTATTTGCGGGTCAAGCTGGCACATGGACAAATGGTGTTCCTACACTATACGATAATCCAAACACGACCGAGTTTACTGCATACAACACAATGCTGTTTGGTAAAGCATTGAACTCCTCAGATGCTTCATTGATGATTAGTGGTGTTGCATGGGGCCATGGCTCAGTTTATGCAATGTATGATGACCAGAATACAAATCTTATTAATGAAAACTTTTATGTATACACATCAATAGGCACACCAGCGACTTATTATTATGTCTGGAAGTGTCTATACAACAATAACGGTGCAGCATCTACAGCACAGCCACTATACAGCGATACGATTGCTGGTGATCCATATTATGAAACATCTGATGGATATCAGTGGAAATATATGTACAAGTTCCCCGCTTCGTTGTATAATACTTTTGCTACTGGCGGATATATTCCAGTTTTACCTGATGCCAACGTAACAAGCAATGCAGTTTCTGGTGCAATCGACGTTATTGTTCCTGTTGATGGAAATAATAATATCACAGCAACAACTGGCTCTGGATACAACAACTATTACAACAACACTTTCTCTGCATCATCAATCACGAATACCACATATCCTTTAGTTGTTCTTCCACCAGACGCATCAAGTATAAATGAATATTATGATGGTTGCTATCTATATGTGACTTCTGGTGTTGGTGCAGGGCAATATAAGCAGATCACCAGTCACTACTCAAACACAAGTGGCACATATTTAACTTTGGCGTCACAGTTTGCGAACACACCAACCAATGGTTCTCAGTATCTTATTGCACCTGCTGTCACGATTCTGAATAGCAGCGATGCAAATACGGCTGCGGCTGCAATCGCGCTTGTCAATGCTGCGGCTGGTAATAGCATTTATCAGATCCAAGTCCTAAATCGTGGTACTGGTGTATATGCGGCTGGAGCTTATGTGAATGTCTCTCCTGCTGTTGGTGTGTCAAACACTGCAACCATTCGCGTTATCGCTGGTCCTGAAGGTGGGCACGGTGCTAATGTAGCAGCCGAGTTGTTTTGCAATACAGTTGGCCTAAGCATCACTTTTGCAAACTCAGAAAGTAATACAATCCCAACGGTAAGCGATTATCAGTCTATTGGTATTATTCGCAATCCACTATTCTCTAATGTTACGTTTACTGTTTCTGGAAATACAGGATTATTTACTGTAGGTGAGACAGTCACACAAACAATCGGTAATACCGTTTCCACTGGTATTGTCACAGATGCTTCGCCATTAGAAATCACCAATGCAAGTTCTACATGGGCAGTGTCAACAAATAGTTCTTCTGGTCTGATCCACGGCACAACTTCAAATACATATGCTCAGATTACAGCATTTACTATTAGTGGCAAAACAAAACCATTTACCACATTCACACAGTTCTATCAATATAGTGGATATTATACCACAAGCACTTTTAGTTCTGGTCAATCTGTTTATCAGGGCAATCCAACGGTAAACTCTATTGCTAACTCGACAAGTCAACTTGTGGCAAATGCGATCTATTACGCAGGTAATACAACATTAGTATATGTTACAGATAAGTTTGGTCCAATCTATTCGAGCAATACGATCAACTCATTCTCTGTGGCCGCTAATGGCACTGTCACATCACAAGACACTCAATCATTCACTATAAATACAGTAACACCACCAGATTTGGTACCAGAAAGCGGCGATGTTCTTTATATTGAAAACTTTACGGCGATCAATAGAGCAAATACACAATCTGAGACCATTCAGTTGCTTCTAAACTACTGAGGATTATAATGCCAATCAATACTGATCTTTCCGTATCACCATATTTTGACGATTATGTCGCAAACGAACAGAACTATTATCAGGTTCTATTCAAGCCAAGTGTGGCGGTACAAACTCGTGAACTTAACGTTCTTCAGAGTATTGTTCAGAATCAGATTGAACAGTTTGGTGACAACATCTTTGATAGAGGTACTATCGTCAAGGGATGTAACTTCCAATACTTTACCAGTTATCCTTATGTAAAGATCAATGACATTACTGTCGCTGGTGGAAAAGCTTTAGTTAATAACTATGTTGGTTTATTCGCCACCAGTTCTTCGACTAATCTAACGTCATATATCGTCGGTTCAAATACTGGTTATCTATCACAAGCACCATTTCTTAATACGTTGTTTGTCAACTATACGAACTCTGGTGCAAATAACAACCAGACTGCATATTTGCAGAATGATATTCTAACACTCACAGACGCAAACGTTTCGATCTTCGCGGTCAATGTTCCTGTTGGTGGTGTCGCTGCTGGTATTTCTAACTCAGATTCTGTTGTGTTCTTGTCAGCTATTGCCGTACAGAACTCAGCATCACTTGGTAGTGGCCAAGCACTTGTTGGTAATACTGTTTACACAGGAACTTATCCAGGTACAGTTCGCGCAACTGTTGTTGGCGTAAATACAACTGCGATTGCAAATACGATTGTCCTCAATCTTGCACCATTCTCAAACAGTTCATCATACGATATCTCAAATACTTCTGTAACTGCAAGTGCATGGACATTCGCAAATAGTGCAGCGATCAAGATTGGTAACTCATCAGTAACAGTTGATCCTTCTGCCACGATTACTGGTATTATTGGTTCTGGTGCAAATGCCGTTGTATCTACTTCGGCTACAGGTCAAATCCTTTCTGCTTCGGTGGTAACTCAAGGTAAGGGATATGTCATTCCTCCTTATGTTACAGTCAAGACTGCAAATGGTACTGCTACTGTCGCGCAGATCGCAGGCAACACATCGCTTCTTACTGCACAGAACTATGCCGCGCAGGTTACTGTTGCAAACACTGCAACATCTGGTAGCACTGGACCAGTTGGCTTTGGATATGCGTTCTCCGTCTCTGGTGGCGTGATCTATCAGAAAGGGTACTTCGTTAACGTTGCACCGCAATCTGTTGTGGTATCAAGCTACAGTCAATATCCTGATCAAGTTGTTGTCGGATTTAATACAGCCGAAACAATCATCAATAGTAATATTGATGAAACTCTGCTTGATAATGCAACAGGTCAACCAAACTTCGCTGCACCAGGTGCTGATCGTCTTCAGTTAACACCAACACTCGTTGTCATCAATGCGGCTTCTGCTTCAGCGAACACACTATTCTTCCCAATCACTGCATTCTCGAATGGTCAGCCATATCTACAGAATCAGCAAACAATCTACAGCGCCATTGGTGACAATATTGCATCTAGATCGTTTGACACAAATGGCAACTTCTTGATTGATCCATTTACATTTGCTTCAACTGTAACTGCACTAGACAGTTCAACGAACTCAACTTCACAATCACAGAAATTCAATCTTGTTGTTGATCCAGGCGAAGCATACATTTCTGGTTATAAAGTCCAGACGTATTCAAGCTTCTTTCTACAAGCCAACCAAGGTACAAATACTGTAACATCGAACGCACTATTCACCACATTGAACTATGGCAACTACATCAATATTCAACAGATTGGTGGTATGTTTGCATTCAATACTGGTGACTACGTAACACTATACGATACTGCAAAGACATTCCTTTCAAACAATGCTGCTTATTCATCAGGTAATACAACACCAGTTGGTAACGCAATCGGTACAGCGCGTATTCGTTCGCTAGTGCCACAGTCTGGAACACCAGGCAGCCCAAGCTATGTTGCTTCGCTATATCTTTATGATATCGATCTATATCCTGGCAAGAACATTCTAAACGCACAATCTGTTTATTATAACAATGGTATCAACCAGGGTATTGCTGATATTGTTCTCGTAAGCAATCCAACAATAAGTTCAACGAACGTTGCGATTCTTTCATCAGCCACTAACTCGACAATGCTATTCCCAGTTGGCGCAAATAACGTTTTAAGCACTGCGAACCACTCGTTCAACTATCAAGGCTTGTTCTCAACAGGAATATCTAACGTTGCTGTTAACGCTGCTTCGGGTGTTATCACGCTTCAGCTTGGTGCTGGAGAAATCTTCCCATACGGTAATGGTGCAACACTATCAAACAATCAGATGCTAGAACTAAGTCTAGTATTCACTGGTTCGAATGCACAGGCAAATGCTAACGTAAGTTCATTGACTTTGATTACCAGCACATCTAACACAATCGTTACGGTAAATGCTGGATCTACATCATCACTTTATGCTGGCGAGTATCTCAAAATCTACTCAAATACTGGTGGAGAAATCAAGAGAGTTGCAACCGCTAATGCTAGTGGTGGTGCAATCACTGTTGATACATTCCCAGCAAATGCAAACACTTCTGCAAACGTTGTGGTGT